TGTTACGCTGTCTGCATAAGCTGGGTCTATAGATACTGCAGAGGCCTCACTGGCTGTTACGCTGTCTGCAAGTGAGTTAGCCACGGCCAGAGCTAGGACTGCTGCCTCACTGGCTGTTACGCTGTCTGCATAAACTGGGTCTATAGATACTGCAGAGGCCTCACTGGCTGTTACGCTGTCTGCATAAGCTGGGTCTATAGATACTGCAGAGGCCTCACTGGCTGTTACGCTGTCCGCAAGTGAGTTAGCCACGGCCAGAGCTAGGACTGCTGCCTCACTGGCCGCCACACTGTCCGCAAGTGAGTTAGCCACAGCCAGGGCCAGGGCTGCTGCCTCACTGGCTGTTACGCTATCGCCAAGGGGCTGGACAGCCGTAAGGGCTACCACGAGGTCTTCCGTTATCGTGACACTGTCTGCAAGTGAGTTAGCCACGGCCAGGACTGTGGCCTCACTAGTTGTTACGCTATCCGCAAGTGAGTTAGCCAGAGCCAAGACTGCTGCCTCACTGGCCGCCACACTGTCCGCAAGTGAGTTAGCCACGGCCAGAGCTAGGACTGCTGCCTCACTGGCTGTTACGCTGTCTGCATAAGCTAGGTCTATAGATATTGCAGAGGCCTCACTGGCTGTTACGCTGTCTGCAAGTGAGTTAGCCACGGCCAAGGCTGCTGCCTCACTGGCTGTTACGCTGTCTGCACAGGCACATAATTTAGCCAGGGCCAGAAACACAGCCTCACTAGCCATCACACTGTCTGCAAGTGGGTTAGCCAGGGCCAGGGCTGCTGCCTCACTGGCTGTTACGGAGTCACTGAGGGCGCGAAGATATTCGTACAGGGTGACCAAGGCCTCACTGGCTGTTACGCTGTCTGCAAGTGAGTTAGCCACGGCCAAGGCTGCTGCCTCACTGGCTGTTACGCTGTCTGCATAAGCTGGGTCTATAGATACTGCAGAGGCCTCACTGGCTGTTACGCTGTCTGCAAGTGAGTTAGCCACGGCCAGAGCTAGGACTGCTGCCTCACTGGCTGTTACGCTGTCTGCAAGTGAGTTAGCCACGGCCAGAGCTGCGGCCTCACTAGCTATTATGCTATCGCCAAGGGGTAGGAATGTCGTAAGGAGTGCTACAAGGTCTTCCGTTACCGTAACACTGTCTGCAAGTGAGTTAGCCAGGGCCAGAACCACAGCCTCACTAGCCATCACACTGTCTGCAAGTGGGTTAGCCAGGGCCAAGGCTGCGGCCTCACTAGCTGTTACGCTGTCTGCCTTAACCGCTGCGTAGCTCTTAGTATCTGCCTCGGAAGTAGTTATGCTGTCCGCATAAGCTGAGTCTATAGATACTGCAGAGGCCTCACTGGCTGTTACGCTATCGCCAAGGGGTAGGAATGTCGTAAGGGCTGCCACGAGGTCTTCCGTTATCGTGACACTGTCTGCAAGTGAGTTAGCCACGGCCAGGACTGTGGCCTCACTAGTTGTTACGCTATCCGCAAGTGAGTTAGCCAGAGCCAAGACTGCTGCCTCACTAGCTATTATGCTATCGCCAAGGGCCTGGACGGTCGTAAGGAGTGCTACAAGGTCTTCCGTTACCGTAACACTGTCTGCGAAACTCGGAGCAATAGAATAGGTAATTCCGTCTGAGGCAACCACAACCTCTAGGACAGACGTAGCAACCGCAAATACCTGGCTATCAGAGACTGTAGCAATCTGCGTAGGTAAGATATGGGAAGGAACAAGCGTAGCAGCAGCTACTATCCCACTAAGCGCAGCTGTCGCCACTGGTGTTACATAAGACTCCGCAACAGCAATATTAGACCCGGTCACCAAAGCAATAGCAGTTACTACCGTAATGGCGGCCCTACTAGTCATGACGCAGCTACCCGCACACGAAACCTAAGTGTGTCAAACACCGTGTGGATATCCCCATTATAGGAGATTAGAATATCTCCCTCATATGCCCCTGCAGTAACGTCGAGAACGCCCCCAGTAAAATCAAATTGAACTATACCATCAGACCCGCCTCCAGGCTTAGTGCAGGTTATAGTGGATAACGTCGTAGTCGTTCCAGCCAGTCTAAATTTAACAGTGATAACCGTAGAGCTAGCCGAAAGGTCCAACGCAATACCGGACGCCTCGTTAGTCAGCGCAAGCTGAATGGCAGGTAGTTCATCTCCAACAACTGTCTGAATTGTATCTGCCATGGTCAATCCCTACGCTAATGGGTTTCCGCGCACAGTAAGAGTCGCCCGTCCAGACCCCAAGTTCATACGTGCCCTGCGCTCTGCACCCTTGAACGAGTACTGCTTAGCATGGTACGCAGCTAACTCACGATCTGACCATGGCTGCCCCGGAAGAACAAGTAGGGACTGCAAGGCACCGTGCATAATAACTGTTTCCAGATCATCCATCACGGTTTTATCCATACCCGTCGAGTCTCGAAGCGGCTTCAACGCTAAAAACATCTTGATGTCATACGTAATATCCGCATCAGGCGGGGGCACAACATAGAACGTATCCGGATCAATATACGTTATGAATTGTGGAGACCCCTGCTCACTTACAGTGGGGTCCGGATATTTCGGGTATCTATAATGAACAAACTCAAGTGTCACTGGCTGAATAGCTAACCCATTAGAGGATACCGTAATAATAGCGTGGACTTCAGTGCTGGACGGAACACTAAATGCGTAATCCACCACGCCTTGCGTTAGCCTAATATCCGGCTGCTCATACCTCCACGCAAGCGTGCGAGCAGTTGCCTCAATCGCGGCATCCCGAATATGCGAAATAATAACAGGCTGCGGACAACCCGGCGCACTAGACGCTAAGCGGTTAACAAGATCGGAAAACAGCCGAATAGCCATTAAACGACCTCCACCTTGAGTTCCGCTAACCCAGCGTCCTCTGCATCAGTAAGCGCACGAGACGCCAAATTAGCCCCCAACATCTGCAAATAGGACTCCTTGAACATCTTAGCACGTCCACTATCGACATGCTCATCATCTACAGACTCAACAAGGAACACCACTATATCCACCATAACTGGGAAATAGGCGTCTGATAAAAGCAGCACCGTAGCTGCTCCTGTGTATGAAATTGGAACCTGAGAATACTCAATATCTAGATTCTGGGCTGAAGGGGCCTGGGGGTAAATGAAAAACTTATTAGGGTTGCGCACATGGCGCATCCAGTTTATCGCCGCCGCAGCCGTATCATTAGGCCAGTTAGGCACGGTCTGATCAAGCACTTCACGAGACACCTCAACAAGCCGCGCACCCCCCACAACAGAGTACACCTCAATAATACGAAGAGAATCGCTAGGCATAGTCTGCAAGACCTCGCCAGCCACACAGGTTAGTGTGGTGACATTAGCAAACAAATCAGGCCGAAGAAGCTGTATCCGCTTCAGCCCCTGATTACATAGGCCAAGCATAAACGTATCAGAATACCGAAAGGTCGCCGTCGTATCCTGTACGATCCGCCTAACCTCGGTAATAACGTCATCAAGGGTCACTTAGGCAATCCCCGTAATGCGTCAGCCCGTACTGCAACCTTAATCTTCTTACCCTTGGAAGGCTTCACATCGTCACCAACAGACATATCGATCTTTGATTTACGGCCCTTCTGCTTCGCCGGGAGAAACTTCTCTGGGAACGCAACTTCCTCTGAGACCTCTTCAACAGCAGGATTTGGGGCAAGATTTGCGTTATACGAATAAATTGTGCCGTCCAACTTATGACGAAGCCAACGGCCCGGAATAGCCAAATTCGACATAACAGGCTCCTTAAATTAAAAGAGCGAGGGGACTAGCACAAAACTAGTCCCCCCAATCCTAGGCGGCGTCTACAACGCCATCACCGGAAACATCACACATGATGGCCCAGACAACCACTTTCGCAGTGTCACACGCATTAACCTGAACCAGGTCAATCGTGTCGGCAGAGCTATAGTATTTACCCTTACCGAGACCAATGATGACGTTGGGTGTGCCCTCCGTCAAAACATGCGCCGGGCCAAAGCCAGCAACGGCATTACCGTCTACACCGTCAAGGTAACCATCGGGATCGGTACCATCACCTAGATCGAACGTCTGAGTACCGCCCTCTGCCGTGAGGACATTGAGCCCAGCAGAAATGACGAACGTATTTGCAGGCACATGGAGTGCTTGCAGGATATCGCCCGCACCCAACGCCGTAGCACCGGCAGCAGAACGCGCCGCAGTGATGAGAGCGAAATCCATCACCACCTGCTCGACACGAATGCGATTCCGCGCCTTATCGCTCGGAGCCGCCGTGCCTTTAGCATACCCGAAGGTATCTGTAAAAGTAGTCATAGCATTATTCTCCTTAGGCTATGCGATGGTGATGATGCCAGCAGTCAGGGCTTCGCCCTTTACGACTTTGTAGCCGTAAACCTGCAGACCACGAATGATGTCACCAAAAGTGCTCTCCGCACGGAGAGTCTCCATGTTGGTCATCTGGGAGGCGAACGTAAGCCCCTTCTTATGACCGGAGAAGATGGTGAACTCACCGCCGGGACCGGTAGCCGACAACGGCAGATTGTGCGACACATAGAGCATGAAGCGATCAATCATACCAAGGCGACCATTACGCAGCGGGGACGAGCCGTCGCCGGTAATGGACGCATCCTTGAGATCGGACTGTTTGATAAGCCCAGCCATCTTGGCGGGGATAAGCATCCAGCGATCCTGCTCAGGAACATTGGCTTCGTCAAGGACCGTACCGTGGTTAATGATCTCGGCCAGGACGTTACTCGTCGTCAGAGCGTTGGGAGTGCCCGCCACGCCGAGGTCAATCGCCAAGGTCTGCTCACCAGCGGTGAGACCCTTATTAGCAGTCGGAATATCCGTAGCAATGTTGGAAAGAACGTCCTGATCGACCACAATCTTCATCTGCTCAGAAGCGTCCTTAGACCACATATCCATCATTTTGATATCCGACTGAACCTGGTCAACATCATCCTCGACGCAGGAGAAATACTTACCCTTATCGATGAGAAGTTGAATTTTTGGCTTGTCGGGGTTTTCCACGATGAGCGTCTGTCCCTTGACGTAATTGCGGATGGTGATGTCCGGAGTTGTCCGGATGTTCACCGTATCACCGAAGGCTTTGATCGAGCCCTCATAGTCGGTGTTAGCAATGACCGCAAGCACCGTCGCGTCATAGAAATTTTCGATGAGCTTCCCCGCCCAGAGTTCTGGGATGAAGTTGCCCGTATAGGCCGGATGGCCGGGAGATACTGCGAATGCCATAAGATGGCTCCTTTACAAACTACGCATGGATGATGCGCCCCTCCGCCTGTGCGGCGAAAATGTCGCGCTCGATAGTGTTCCGTTCTTTCTCCTTACCCTGAAATTTACCCTTCTGGACATTAGTGAAGAAATCTGCGATGTCCTTCGGAGTATAGGTCCTCTTTCCCCCCGTAGTGGACGTACTAGATGCACGCCCCTTACCAGGAGTGACCTGCTTCTCAAGCTCAGAGGCAGCCCGGTTAGGCTGAGCTAGGGCAGTTCCAGTTAGGGTTTGCCAGGAATTAAAGAACTCAGCCACACGCTGCCAGTCCATATTCTGTTGAGCATTCTCCAGATAGGACTGCCGCGTAACGCCGGAAAGAGGGTCAATCTCTAACAACCAGGACTGGAAGTCCGGACTATCATTAACTTCCCGCCAATCGGGCGCGGCCTTCATAAGTTGAGACCAGAACAGCTGTTCGGAGCTACGCGCCTGCTGTGATGCAAGTTGCTCAACACGGGGGATAACGTCCCCCTGTAACGCAGCAACCTGCGCCCCGAGATCAGTAATTTTCTGCTGGAACTCACCAGCAATCTCACGACTGACCTTGCGCATAATGTCGATAGACTCACCATACTCCTCCACCTCATCATCAGTAAGTAAACTCACCGGTGCTGTGGCCTCGGCTGCAGGTACAGGCATAGGCGCAGCCTGTACAGTGGAAACTAGATTCTCCAACTGCTGTACACGTTCGCTCATCGCCCTATTTTCTTGAGTAAGGCGCGGAACATCAGAGTTGTACATGCCCTGCAAAGTCCGATACTTCTGTTCAAAGGTCTCTTCCTGGGCACCATTGTCCGGCTCGTCGGACACTGGCGGCGCAACCTCGTCAGCGCTGACGCTAGGCTCAACTCCCTGAATAGTAGCCTGGGACTCCGGCGCTTCATCAATCGTAGACGACGCGGAATCGGAGTTAAGGTCTTTATACAGGGCTTGCACAGCCTCAGTCTGCTTACGAACTTGCTCGGGAACTGTCATTATACGCTCCTATCGGTATGCGTGGTTAGTAAGAGGCTATCCATTACGGTGCCTTTATATTCGGAGCATCACTAAGGAGTTTATTCAACTCCTGGAGAACCTGGCAACGCCCCGAAGCAAGCTGCTGGGTCTCTCTCGCCACGAGAGGTAGGCGCGTTAGCTCATGAGCTTCCCACTCTGCTAAATACGCCGCCACGCGTGGCACATTCTGCGCAATATGCGCAAAAGACTTTATAACATCTGGGCTAGGCTGGATCATACTGCCCTACCCGTGTTCTGGTTAGCGACAATGTTCTCACCACCGGCTGGGTTACCGGCCGCATCAAGCGTCTGCGGCGCAGGAACAGAACCCTGCCCTTGTGGTGCAGAAGTAAACTGGTCGAGTGCGGCTTTCTCACGGGAAGGCACGACCTCATCTTCCGGCATCTGAAGTCCCTTAGCAACTTCCCGAAGAATAGCTGCCCTACCTTCGCGGCCCATGATCTCCATATCGAACTCATTAGCAGTTGCCTGCAAGAACTCAACACGGCGCGTATTGACGGTATCTTTAACCGCCAAGTTAATTGCGCCACGGGGTACGATCTGGGCGTCACCCTTGATACTCTCATCGTCATCATAGCGCATGTTATACACGAACTGACGGTGTACAACAGGTTTTATAACGTCTGCGTCAATATACATCACCACCTGGCGAATACTCTTACCCGCCGATCCCATCAACATACTCAACCCAGACGCCGTGCGTCCAGCGCCCTGCACATTAAGATCACCGTAGATATAAGAGGGGATACCGCTGTGATCATCAGCAAGTTTACTGAACTGCTGATATACCGCCATGAGTGCGGAGGAGTTATCATTCGGCTGGTTGAACCGGACCGCAGGCGCTGAGCCGCCGAGCGGATCATTGAGCACTTGCCAGATGCGCCACGGGTGCATCTGGGTAATGTCCTCGTTAGGTGGAATGCGTTCTAAGTTCACCTCAACCTGGGGACCGGAAGCAATACCCATATTATTGACGAGCGACCGAGCCGCTGCATTACAAACACTCTGCACGTCGGAAATAATCTCAGGGATGCCCTTACCCCAAAATGCGCCGGGACTGCGGATGAAGGAAGTTACTGCATAGGGCTTCTCTCCAAGCGGGTCATAATTAAGCGTTGCCTTAATGACGTAGTCCCCAACGAGCCACACATTAGCATCGTACTCCTTGGCGGAGTCTCCGATCTCTTCTTCAGTGAGCCCCCACTCAAGGAGCATCTTACCGCTGATCTTACCCCAAAATTCCAGAGCATCGAAGATTGCGGTCGGGCGCTGCTCCGTGCTGTGCTTACGTTCGAGGTCCTCTTTCTCTGACTCAGCGAACGAGCTAATCCAGCTCGCAGAGTTCCCCACGTCTAGCACCGAACGAATAGCCTCATCATCATACCCAGGCACGCCGATTAAATCAGAGAGGGCCATGCGCGTAAGGGGGTGGTGGTGAAAAATATACCCATCCGAAAGCTTAGATATCCCAGGTTCGGGGTAGAAGCGAAACGGATCAACCCGCTCGAACTCCGGAGCCAACACCTCATCGGCCACAGCTATAGTCTTACCTTCCGCATCCGTGCTCCACGACAACTTGCGCTGGCGGCGCACGATAGGCCCTTTAATAATAGCCGCCGGGAATGTCACCAAATCAGTGAGGAACTCGTTGAACGCTACGGACCACCCACCCTCCGCGAACTGGTCGGCAATCTTAATCCGCATCCGCTCCGTCCGCGCCTTCGCCTCCTGGAGAACCTGGAACCTAAGCTCCTGCGCCACGACCTCTTTCAGCTGCCTCGTCTCAGATGCAGAGGGAGCGCGACCGAGGCTCTCAATCATCCCTGTCACCTTCTCACCCAGCGCCTGAGTAATCTCATCATCTTGGGCTTCCGGTAAATCCGGATCAGGCGTGGGCCGAATATCCCACGGCGGTGTACCCGTGTCCATGAGGATATCCCGCAGCCAGCTCTCAGCAGCGCGGCACTTCACCTCAGTAATCATCATGTAAATCTCAGAGCCGCCCTGCTGCTGGATGCTAACAAGTTTATCCGGCTCATACTCACCATTACGCTGGCGCATAGCTTTGAGCATAGCACGCTCAATGGGGTCCTTAGCCTGCTTCGCCGCATCAAACGCAGACCGGAGGAACCCAGACATTCCGCGCAGCAGCGGCACAGCCTGCCGCTGCTCCATCTCCCGGCGCGCTTCTTCTTTCTCTTGCGCGACGAGAGTCTGGTTGTCGATGACGCGAAGGAAGTTAAGACCTGCCATTATTTTTCAACTTCTCCAACGCAGTTTTGGCGCTATTGCTACTTATCATAGAGCCCCGAGCGGGCAGGAGCCCCAGCCGCTTGATCTTCCCAATATTCTATCTCTGCACGCAATGCCCGCGCCTTTTTATTTCCCTGAACAAGTCGCCCGTGTGCAGCTTTACCTACGTATCCCGGAGTATTGGCATAAGGGAGACTAGATATATAATCAGAATAAGCTCGGCGAGAAGAGGCTAAATTCCTCTGAGCAACTTCTCCCCACTCTCTCATCGGAGGCCCCAGATCAAGAGGTGCTCCCTTACGAACAGGCTTACGCGACATACCAGGTGACTGGTTCGTATATTTACGGTGGGCCATCAGGTGTTCGTCCCTTTACTGTTCGGGTGATACGTCTTGGGGTGGAATCCAGGGCCTGTGCCAACCTGAAACTCACCGACAGTAGCAGACCGAGACTTGGGTAACTCACGCGAAGCCCTCGCAGCCGCAGCGATCCCGGCCTTAGTATATGGGAATTTCTTTGTCCCCTGCGGTGTTACGACTATAGGCATACTACACCTATACCCCACGGAAACTCGTTGTGCAATACAAAAGACCCCCGGTTTTTACACCGGGGGTGAATCAATCAACAGGGAGGTAACTAACAATACACTACATGACACTAGTTACTAACTATGTCCACCCTAAACTAGGCATACGCTTAATCTCCCTGCGCTGCGTAAAAATGATGCCGCCGCTGATGGAAGCTATATGGAGCATGAGATATTGAAGTGCCTCTGCAACGTGCGAGTGTTTATTCTTGTCAATAGCTCCCGTTTTCGGATGGAACCGGTATCCACCCATCATTGCCGCCTTGAGCGCCACACAGCTGGGGTCCATGAGAAATGCACTGTCACCGTCCGCATGGCGCATGAGAAAGTCATCCACCGCGCCCACACGCGGCGTAATGTTATTTGTCCTTGCCGCAATGACCTTAAGCCCCTCGGCTCTGATGATATCAATAGCACTGCGCTCATCAGTCTGCGCCCGCTGCACACCAGCCGGATCAACCACGATGATAATGTTAGCTCCGGAGAACCTCTCGAACAGCAACGGCTTAAGTACCGTCCGGACGAAACGCTGGACTCCCATCCCAAAGGCCACAGCCTCACCAAAAATTAGCGCCCTGCCTCGCGCATCAAGCTGTCCTATAACGGCCGCAGGCGTAAGTCCCAAATCCATCCCGATAATGAGAGGATGAACACCGTTGATAATAGGAGACAGGCGGCTGTCGGCCATATGATAATCAGGGCGAAAAGCCTTATACACAGGCTGCCCAGCTGAGCTAAGCCCGTAGTCCCCATCGATGTAGACGCGGACATATTCCTCGCTGCGACCTTGAATGTCATAATAATCATCCGGTAAATTAGTTATATTCTCCGCAAATTCCCCCCGGCCACTCGGCTGCTTGAACACGTCCCAGCCGTTATCATTGCGACTGACCCCATCCTTAGGATCGATGTGCTCCATCTGGTAGTACCACCAGCTGTCCATTGTCGGCGGGTTCGTATCCCCCCACATCCCGTGCCACGTCGGCCCCCCATCCTTCTTGGAGGGGAAGCGCCCAACACGCTTGGACATAGCGTCTATGATCTCCGGGTGGATGTCGCGACATTCGTTAAACCACGTAAACGAAAGCTCTAACGAGTTAAGGTTGGCGACATCGTCCGCGTCATCGAGGGCTCTGAACATAACCTCGCATTCGACATCTCCAACTCTGAAGAAATATGTTTTAGACGTACGCATGTATCGGCCGCAGACCCCAGGCGGAAACCAATCAAGAAACGTCTTAATTGTGGTATCAGCCAGTTGCCGTGCCGTCTCCCTAACAACAGCTGCTCTTGTCCGGCGTATTCCATTCTTATCCGGCTCCTGCATTGAAGCCCGCCGAATAATCTCGAAGCTGCATGTAACGCTCTTGCCGCTGCCTACCGGCCCCATGAGCACCCGCATATTGGCATTACTAAGCATAAACGCCTCGCCCGTAGGCGGCGGGGTATAATTAATATCAAGCACCAGTGGGAAACTCTACAACTGTCATCGTCCCTCTACGAACATGACCGCTATGGTCGGCGGCCTATTACGCACCAAAATAATCTTCGTGCGGTAGGACACCTCAGCTTTACGCAATCGCACCGCAAACGCCTCAGCCGTCTGGACCGAGGTAAATATACGAGTAGGAAACCCCTTGTACCACGTGTTGAACTCGCTACGCATTTAAGCCGCTTGTCGTTGTGTCAACCCCTGGATAGCTAATCCAGCAGCCACATCCCTCGCTGTGGTCGCATTTGTAGCCGCGATAAGCCCAAAAGCCCCCACCGATCATAAGACTAATGAAGGCAGCTACGACGATGTATTCCATGAACTTCTCCTTAACTAGAAACGGGGAGGGCTGCG